CGGTCCCTGCCACTGGCTTGGCAATGGCGCGTGTCCAACTTTGCGCGCCGGAGGAATAACGCTTCAGGAGGGCGAAGGTGATGACCGCGCCATTGCCGGTGCCGATGGGTTGGTCGGTCGGGGCCACCGCCTGCGACGGCAGGCAGGATTTGTAGTCCGCCCAGTCCTTGTAGCGAAAGCCGTGCAGTCGACCGTTGCGGGCCTCGAAGAAGGCGACGACCGCCGCGAGATCGTCGGCGCGGCGGATGCCATACGCCACGTCATAGCGGCGACGGCTGTTTGCCCAGCTGGCATTACGCTCTTCATCGCCAGAGGCGAGTTCGACCACTTGCGTGCGTCGTTCCGGCCCCCCGCGGGCCCCGCGGCTGATGTTGTCGGGAAAGCGGGCCTCATGGAATGCCATCACATGCCCCTCCGACCCAGTGACACGGCGCGGGCAATATCGCTCGCCACTTGCGTGCGCGATTGCCGGAAGCTTTCGGCATCGCGGACCATGATGGTGACGTTGACTGCGGGTGCGCTGGACTGGCCTTGGCCGTATCCAGCTGCTTCACGGCGGGAAAGGACACGCTCGCCGCGTTGCAGGATCGCAGGAACTTCGTCTGGCTTGATCCCGGCCCATCCGCCCGCATGCATGCGCGGGGCATTGGCAAAGGCCAGCGCGGGAACCATGCGGCCCGGCGCTGACGCTCCGACGACACCACCGTTGTGCAGGATATTGGCGAACAGACCACCCGCGCCGCCAAGTGCGCCCGACAGCGCATTGGCAATGGGGCCGAGGATGAAAGTCCGGGCAGCCAGTTTGGCCAGATCGGCGATCATCGACGTCACCAGATCGCGGAAGTCGAGCTTGCCAGTCTTGACGAACTCGCCAACGGCATTCTCGGCCGAGGTAAAGGCCCCGACCAGTGCGCTTCCAATATCACCGCCGATGTTGCGCGCCTTGGAGGCGTAATCAGCCAGCGCCGCGGTGACTGCACCCCAGCCGGTTGCGGCCTGGTCGGCCCCTGCGGCTGCTTCAGCTCCGGCGTCTCGCGCCGCAGCGCCCGCATTCCCGGCAGCAGCTGTGGTGTCGTCCAGTTCGGTGTTGAGCGCATCCGCCGAACTGGCGGCATCTGCCAACGCCGTTTCGGCATCCGATCCGGTGCCGGTCACTGCATCGCGCAAAGCTTGCCAACTAGCCAGCGGACGACCCGCAGCATCGGCCAGCATGCCTGCTGCTTCGCGGTAACCGTCAGCCCGGCCACGCGCGTCGTCTGCCATCGCGCCAAGCCCGAGGTCGGGCGGCTCGAGGTAGGTCCGGGATAGCGCCGCCGAGAAGGCATCAGCGGCTGCAGCGCCAGCAGCAGTTGCCGCGCCCTCGAACGGGTTGCCGATCCGCGCCAGTTCTACCGGGTCAAGTGTGCCGATCCGGACCCCGCCTTCTCCCACCGCCCAGTCCGGCAGCAGGTTTAAGGCGGCGTTCAAGCCGTTGATGAAATTGTTGATCCGGGTGACGACGCCGTTCAGCATCGCCTCGACGCCAGAGATCAGCCCGTTCGCGGCCTGGAAGGCAAAGTCGCCGATGGCGCCGGGCAGACTGCCCCAGATTGCCACCGCCGCATCATAGGCTCCCTGGAAAATGGCGGCCGTCCGGTCGCCGAAACTGACCACGCCCATGATGGTGCCTTCGAGCGCCGAGAGCCCGGCCGCCTTCAGCCCCTCCCAGCCAGCGGCCATGTTGGCAAAGGCTGCGTCGAGCGCCAGACCGATGCGCGACCAGACCTCCGATGCAAGATCGCCCAGCAGCCGGAATGCCTCGCCGATACCACCCACACGGGTGACAAGTTGCGAGAACTGATAGACCAGTTCCCCCGCGCCAACGATCAGCGCCCCGATGCCGGTGCGGATCAGCGCCCCGCGTAAGAACACGAGTGCGGTGGCAAGGCCGCGCACCGACAGGGCGGCAACGGCCAGCCCGGCGACCCAACGACCGGCCATGAAGGCGGCGAAGGTCGCGGCATAGGTGGAAAGCCGTGCAAGGTTGTCGAAGACTGCGGTGATCGCGCCGCCGATGGGCCCGGTGCCGCGTGCCATATCGGCCAGTGCGTTCGCCACCGTCTCCAGCGCCGGGGCGACGGCTGCGGTCAGGCGGTTGGTCAGACCCAGCCAGATCAGGCTCAGCTTGGCGATGGCATCGCCGGTGCGTTCGATCTGGGCCGCGTCGGCCGCGCTGACCGCTACCCCGAAATCCTGCACGTCCTGCGCCGCCTCCCGCAAGGTGGCGGCGTCGATGCGCAGAAAGGCCAGTGCGGCCCGGTCGCCAAACAGGTCGGACGCCACGGCAGCGCGTTCGGCCTCGGGCACAAACTGGTTCAGTGCCTCCTGGATGGCGACGATGCGCTGGTCGAGCGGCAGCGCCTGCAATTGGGCGGCCGTCAGGTTCAGCCGTTGCAGAGCCCCAACGGCCGATCCTGACCCGGCCGCCGCTTCGGACAGCCGCGTTGTCAGCTTCTTGGTGGCCTGTTCGATCTCGCCCATGGAGACACCGGCCAACTCGCCAGCCCATGTCAGCACCTGCAGGCTTTCGACCGTGGTCTTCATCGAGGCGGCCATGTCGGCTTGCGCACCGATCACGTCGAGGCCCGACCGGACCATCGCCACGCCAGCGGCGGCGGCTGCGGCCGTCACCGCCGCCAGCGCGATCCCGGCCTTGCGGGCAAAGCTGCCGAGGCGGGCATTGGCGAGTTCCATCTCGGAGGACAGGCGGCCAAACCCGCGCGTGCCAGCCTCGCCAACGCCTTCCAGCTCGGCACGGACCTGACGGCCGCCTTCCGCGACCAATCGGACTGAGACACGCTTTTCGGCCATGGGTCAGCATCCTTGACGTTCGGGGGTGTTTGTCTTACGTTATCTGCATCGATCAAGGAGGCGTATGATCATGTCCGAGACTGCTACCCTGTCCTCGAAGTTCCAGATCTCGATCCCCAAGGCGATCCGTGCCGCACAGCACTGGGAAGCGGGGCTGACCTTTGCCTTCATCCCCAAGGGCACCGGCGTTCTTCTGGTGCCGGTCCCGAAGCGGGAGGCGCTGAAAGGACTTGCGCACGGAGCGTCGGGCACTGATTACCGTGACCGCGCGGACCGGGTCTGATGATCCTCGTCGATACCTCGGCCTGGATCGAATGGCTGATCGGATCCCCAACCGGCGAGAAGCTGGCTGAACATCTGCCCGAACAGGCCGACTGGCTGGTGCCAACCATGGTGCAACTGGAACTGGCGAAGTGGCTGGCGCGCGAAGTTGGCGAGGACAAGGCGGATCAGGTGATCGCCTTCACGCAGGTCTGTCAGGTCGTGCCGCTCGACACCGAAATCGCGCTTGCGGCAGCCGAGGCCTGCCGGGCCCACAAGCTGGCCACGGCAGATGCCATCGTCTGGGCAACCGCCCGGGCACGTGGTGCGACACTGCTGACCTGCGACACGCATTTCAAAGACCTGCCCGGCGTGACCTTGGTCGAAAAGATCAAGACCTGAAACCGCCCCCGTCGGCTGAGGCGATCTGTTCGTTCAGCTTGCGCACCATCACTGCCTCGATCTCGGGCAGCAGTTCGGCGGCGATCAGGGCGTCGATACCGAGGGCCTGCGCCATGGTGAGGGCTGCGCCCATGTCCCAGCCCAGCACCGCGCTGGGGATCACGCGCAACTGCCCACCGAGGCGGCCAACCAGATCCCAGACCTGCCAGCCATCTTCCGTCTGCGGCCGGTTCAGTCTTGCGGGGCAGTCCGGGCAGCGACCCGTGCAGGCCCCGCAGTAGCGGGCGCCCCCGCCGAAGGACCATTCGGCAAGGGCGCGGAGACGTTTTTTTCCGCGTCCAGGATCAGGCCCTTGGCGACCTATTGGGTCTGGAACGCCTCAAAGATCGGCCAGATTTCCAAGAGGGCATCGATGCCCTCTGGCGAGACCGCGACAGCATCGCCCGCGTCGTCACCTACCCCCTCCCAATCCAGCACGGCGCGCCGGGCGACGGCCTTGGCCATGGCCAGCGCCAGTTCTTCTTGGGTTGCGGTGTCCGGCAACGCTTCGATGGCCGGGTCGGCGCGGGCCGAGACCATCAGCGCGGTGGTCAGCGGAGCGACTTGCAGGCGAAGGCCGGGGGCGATGGTCAGCCAAGCAGGGGCTGCGGTCAGGTTCAGTCTGATCATGTTCAATAACTCACAACGGTGTTGACGAGGACGGCGGTGCACATGCGGGCGGGGCTGACGGCCTTGGCGGCCTGCCAGTCGAAGGTGGCCTGGATGCCCTGTGGGCCCGGGATCTCGATCCGCGGGCGCGGCAGATAGACGGCATGGGCAGTGAAGGTGAAGCTGGCGTTGGCGCCGAGGCTCCAGGCGAAGACCAACTCACACGGCGTGCCGTCGATGGCCTGCGTGATCAGCGTGCTGTCGGCGAAACGGACCTCCACTCGGCCGGTCAGCGCGGCCATGCCGGGGTCTGCTCCCTCAATGCGACCGTCCGAGCGGATGGTCTCGATCCGGTCGAGGCCGTTGGAATAGGTCACCTCGGCCGAGATGACGTTTCCAAGCGGCGAGCCGTTCCGCGTGATCGCCCCGTTGAAATGCCCGAACCGCTGCAACGCCAACGAGGTCGGCGTGCCTGCCGCCGTGGTGGCCGCAACGCTTTCACCCTGCGCCACCAGCCGGGCGGTGGCGGTCAGCAGGCCAGAGCGCGCCATTTGCCACGAAAGCTGATCGCAGACGCAGCCGGTGTACATGGCATAGCGCGGCACCTCGGGCATCGCCGTCTCGATGGCCATGCTCGGCAGGGTCCAGTTGCCGGACTGAAAGGTGTGGGTCTTGGGCGTGGTGCCGGACGTGACAGGCGCGCCGAAGGCCGCCTTCAGCCACAGCCCGAGGTTCTCGACGTCGATCGGCACGACAACATCGCCATCGGCGGTGACCGCGTCCTTGATCGGGGCCAGCGGATCGCGCCCCTGGCCCAGCAGTTCCGAGGCGATCAGCGGCTGTTCGGAGCCAAGCGTGGTGCTGGCGAACGGCACCGTGCGATAGCCCGTCGCGGGCGCGGTGCCATAGACGGATTCGAACGCAAGCGCCATCTGCGCCCGCGCCCCATGGGCTCGTGCCATCGTGTTCTCCTGTGGTGTGTGGTGTCAGGCCAGCGGATCGGCCGTGGAATAGTGCAGGATGACCGGGATCACCGCCGCCTTCAGGCTGGCAGCACCCTCGACCGGCAGATCGAGCGGACGCGGCGCTTCCGCCTCGACCCAGTCGCAGAGGCCGCCCAGCGTGCGGTCGGCGGTCATCGCCGCGCCGATGCTGGCGCAGAGGATGTCGAAGGCAGTGTCACGGGCGGCACCCTGCACGACCGCCTCGATCTCCGCCCGGTGCTGGTAATGGTAACGGAGCGGCGACAGCGTGACCTCAGGCTCTCCCGGCTCGCCGTCGCGCAGAAACAACAGGCCAGCGGCGGGCATGCGTTCGGGCAGCACGTCACCGCGCAGGGCGGTGGCGGGCAGAGCCGAGAGACGCGCGTGCAGCGCGGCGAGGATGGTTTCGCGAGGGGTGGGCATAGGTTCATGACCTTACGGAAAAGCCTACGGGGTCTACTTCGATCCCCTTTTGCCAAAGATAGGTTGCAATGAATCCCACAAGGCATCTTCGATGTCTTGTCTGCACTCCCGGCTAGCGGCTGGTGAAAATGTTTGTACCCTGACGGTGACAAAGCCGTCAAACTCTGGACACCACCGCTGCATGTTCATTGCATACGTCTTTGCCGAAGCGACCCCGATGTGCTCTTTCAATCGCCGTCGGATACCTTCAGGGCCCCCAACATAAAGGATCGTTTGCCCTTGGATGGCTAGGTTACGCCTTGGAAGGCAGTACCCTCGCGCCGGTTCGTTTGGCAATCCGCCGAAGGCGTTTTTTATTGCTTGGGCAGTTTCGACATTACCCACAGAAATCGAGTAGAGCGCCGGTCGGGCGACCTGATCACCGAGATTTTCTTCAAGCCACGGCCGTACACTTTGCCCGGCAGCACCGTTGCGGATCTGTTCGGCCGTGAATTGGCGCTCGATCGCATCGTCGAACTCTGCCTGGCGGATCGACCGGGCGCGATCGAGTATAGCCCTTCGAGCGGATCGGATAACTTCTTCAGTAAGCATGAATAATTGCAGCCCTACTTTCTTAGTTGCAGAGCTTCAAACGATCATGAACCAAATGGTCCGTCCACCCAATTCGCTACGATCAGTCCCGGCACGCCGTCATGCGCCCGCTCCGCATCCCGCGCCAGGTCGAGCCGCTTCGGCAGCTTGACTTGCGGCACCAGCAAGAAAATCGGCGCAGTGACGACACCCCGGCCGGTTTTCGACCGTGACGCCACGGCCCGGCCCTTGGTGTTCAGCCGCCCTTCGGCCACCAGCAGGCTGGGGCCCCGGCGGCGATAGATAAATCGCAATCGCAAGCCGCTTCGGCGTTCCCACTCGCCGGGTGTAATCCGACCGCCGCGCTTGGACTTGCCTGCCGCTGCTGTGGGGATCGCAAGCCAGAAGCCGCTCTTCGAGCGGATCAGGGGGCCGGTGTCATGCGCGCCGATGATCACCGGCGCGTTCGACCAGACCAGCGCCGCCGCGTTCAGGCTTTCGCCGGATTTCGGGAAGCTGGCGGAGCGGATCGAGTTAGCGAGGCGTGTGCCCAGCCCCGCGCCGGTGATCTGGGCGCGCCAGGCGGATTTCAGGCCGGTGCCAGCCTCGCGCATGGCGGCGGTGACGGCGCGTTCCCCGGCCGCGACCTCGGCCGCCATCAGGGCGACGATGTCGGGATCGATGGCGAGTTTCAGTTTCACGCTGGCCCCAGATCGACAGTCCAGACCAGCCGCTCGCGATCACGGACGGGCTCGCCCAGAATGAGAAAAGCGTCCCCGTCGATCTCGAGCCGATCGCCGGGGCGCGGGGCTTGCACCTCGGCCACGCGCAGATCGATACGCGTGGTTTCTGACCAGAGCCGCGCCTCACCGAAGTTGGTCACCTCGTCCGGCCGTCGGACTATGGCGCGCACCGCAACCGGCGCGCCGCCGTCAGATGTGTAGACCGCCTCCACGCCGATGTTGGGATCGACGAAGAGCACGTCCATTGCAGATGCAAACACGCTGGTCATGGCTATATTAGGGCCTGTTGACGTTTGAGGATTCACAAATCGGTTGCGGGGTGATTCAAGGTTGCCAAATAGGAGGCACCCTTGATCCGCACTGCACTGACCGATGCTCAAT